GCGCGTCCTGGATACGAAGGATTGAGAAGTTACCCTTCATCTCCTGCGCAGTCGCCGTCTCATTGGGATCGCTGAAGCCGCGCACGATGTCAGCAATTCCAGTGAGTTGGTATACATCCTCGATCAGACTCTGGCGCTGCTCATGGAGCTGAGAGAGCGTCTCGGCGATCTCCTGCAGAGGTAGCAACTCGAACGAGCCCGCGAGACCGCCCTTGTCCTTCATCGCGGCCCAGCCGGTCACTGGAACCAGTTGGTTTTCCACGCCCTCTGAAAGAAGACGATCCAGCGCTTCCGCCGACGCATCTCTAACTCCCGCCACTTTGAGCGCCTTCGAGATAGCCACGATGCGAGTGGACAACTCGTCAATCTCATTGGCTTGGTCCTGGTAGAAGGTGTAGTTAGGAGTTGGCAGTAGCTCGTCGCTAAGAGCATTTGCCATCAGGGGGCGCGGGCAGGGAAAGAAGCGATGCAGGCCCAGGTCATCGCCACGCTTGTCTAGCAGCTTCGGGAAGTTCTTCACAAGCCAATACCGCTTGCGCTCCTTCTTGTCGTGGATCTCATAGACCACGGCCTTCTTGCGCGTGATGCGGATCTGCGTGTCGGTGAGGTTCTTTGGAGACCAGTCCAGCGGGATCTGGAGAATCTCCTCCTCGCTCAAATCTGTGAACCGCTCACGCAGTTCGTCGCGATCCATGTATGCCCGCTTCCACAACAACCTGACTTCCTGCCAGGTACGCGCCCACGACCAACCCATATCCTCCCAGGAGACGTAGTCGATGATGGTCTCCTCGTACTTGAGTTGCTCCTCCTGAACCTCGTCCTCCTGATCTGAGGTGACAGCCCCCCCCTCTACTTTGGTTTCCTCGTTCTGCTCGCCTGGATCGGCACCCTCGTCAGATGCCGCCGGCAACTCGGGTTTATGGAAATGCGGCTCGTACCTTACCCACACGCAGGCCATTCCAGGGAGCTCGTAGTCCTGGATAGCGAGGCGCATGACGTAGAAAAAGTCGTTGACGTTGTCGAGGGTGTACTCAATGGAGCGCTCGAGAATTTCCGCAGCGGTTCTTCCGATAGGGTCACGGTCTTTATATCGACGCTCAACAATCGGCTTAGGATTTCGAGCGTACAGGGCTGGCAGGCGTGTTTGGACGTTTGCCCATAGGATATTGTAACGAGTGCTGGCGTCTTCGCGTGGAGATCGCACATCTCGGTACTTTTTGAGAATCTTACGACCCCGCCTGAGGAATTTGTCGAATATTCGTTCATGGGTGTCAATCTCGTCTTTTAGCCATGCGACAACCGGGGTGAGTTGAAGACCAGGGTGAGGATTTGGTGACGCGCCCTGGTCCTCGGGCCGGCGCTTCTTCAAGCGCTTCGCTGGGGAACCATCTGGCATCAGGATACGCGCCATCAACTACTCTTCCGTGCCAAACAAGTAGCCGCTGAGAGTCTGAGTGGCAGCACCCGTTGCTGTGAGCACATTGTTTGCCGCGGCGCTAAGGATCCCATTACCCATTACGGGTGAGACGATGGTGCCAGCCGCAGCGCCAAAGGGCAGAACCAGGATGGTCGTGCCGGCTGTGTTGTCCTTGAGGACGACATTTCCGCCCACAATCCCCGACGTCAGTACGTATCCCATCACCCTGAACTTCCTGCCAGAGGCCGGAGTCCAGATCGTAGTCTCGCTAGAAATAGCCACGCCGTTGATGTTTACGAACTTCCCAGGTGAACGTGCCCTGACTATTGCCTGCCCCGTATAGATAGGTTGGTAGTTATTTCCCGTGTCGGTGACTGCCACCTGAGACATGGTCCAGGTGGGAGCCAGTGCCGGCCCTGACGTATGATTGATCAGGTGCATGCGGAATGGCAGAGAATCGAAGTTGGGCGCGGGAAGGGGGATCTGGATTACGGGCTCTTCCAGGTTGTTGTAGAAGAAATACGCGAAGTCGGCTCTGAAGAGAACGGCCAGGATGGTGGGTATGCCATTTAGAGGTGTCGTCCAGGGTATCGCCTTTGTCCTAACACCCCCAGCATAGACGCACGCGTTTAGAGCGCCCGTGATGTCGAATTCCCAGCCGCATGCATCCTGGAGAGGAGTCGCTGCCGTGAAGGCGGTTGAGTTGGGAGTGCCATTGCCCACAAATCTGTGAGTGTTGATGCTGGGCAGCACCTCCATGATGGCGAGACCGCCATAGTTCAGAAATCCTGGCACGACCGGCTGGAAAGACTCGATGGATGACACCGCGGCGGCCGCACTAGCGCCCGTCCCCGTCGTCAAAGCCAGGAATCCATTGGCCTGGGTCGCGGCTCCTGCGCCGGCCAGCACGGGAGCATTCCACCGATACGTCGTATCTAGGGACGCGCCACTGAAGCTGTCATTCAGCATGCAGTTAGCGGGAGGGTCCACCTCCAGACGACCGCCGGGCGCGACGAATGTGCGCGCAAATCCATTGAGGCTAGAGAGTGAGACGCCTGGATATGCCATGGATCATTCCTCGGTTCGGGTAGAGTCCTCGAAGCGCTCTTGAGCCTCGGGTGTCAGGCCTGTTTTGTGGTGATGTAGACCCCATTCCGGGCCTCGTTTCTTGGCCAGTGCTTCGGCGCGTGATTTTGAGAAGACTGACTGGGCGCCATCACGGGTTATGGTGAGACGCCCCTGGTCGTCGTACTTGCCTACCTGCCATTCGACTAACTCTGTTTTCATTGGCAATGCATTACAAGCGTTGCTAGAGCGCACGCGACTAGGCCGCCGACTATAAGTCCCGCGGTAAATGGCATGATCATATAACTTTTCATTGCAGCCGCCTCTTTGCGCGCTTCAGGCGCCTGAAATCCACGTAGCAAGCGTCCTGGTTGATTCGGTAGGGGCCGCGAGCTGACTTGCGAGGTATGCGCAATTGCATCATCTGCAGGCCGGAGATGAGTCGTAATCTACCCAGGTGAATTGGCGTCATATCCGCTCGCTCTGCGTCGGCAGCCACTCTTTCGCAAAGAACACATCATCCGCAGTCAGGTCATGGAGGAATTTAGGCTTCGGTTTGTCCTCTGCAGCTTTGATCGGCTGCCAAACCTGCCCGATGATTTCGAATGCGTCCGCGCCATGGCTCGACCAGTCATGAAACGGCTCATCCGACAGCATCTTGCGCTTCTCATCGTAGGCAAAGTGATAACTCGAGAGAGCATCGCGCCCCTTCTCAGTCGCCTCCTTATCGAACCAGCAGTGCTCCAAGGTCTTCCGGGCCGCGCTAATCTGATCCATCTGCTGCGTCGCCGGGATCACATCCAACGAGTACCCCCAGTCGTTCATGAGATCCCCGAACGAGCGACCGCCCGCGGCGAGGGTCTTCGCTGCTGTGTCGTGTGGGCCATAATGATGCCCATACTTGTAGTAGGCGCGATGGGCGTGGCCAATGAGTATGTTCTGCCGCGTGACCCGGCCACCTGCAAATCCCTTGCGTGGCGCCTCGAGCTGATGGCCCGCCAGGATCTCAGCATAGTGCTGAGCGTCCTTACCAGTATTCTGATAGTAATCAATGATATGGACCTCATTCCTAACAATCTGGAAGAACCATATCGCGGTCGCATCGCCATAGCCCAGATCCCAGGCCGTATGGACCTCCACGGATCTGTCGTGGGGCACGGGACAGATGCGCCCCTCGGTGTCGAGCTTACGGAGCTGTCGGGCGTAGATGGCGCCGAGGATGGCGGCCTCAAACGAGCATAGATACTCCTGCTCGAATAGGTTCTGGCCCATCTCATCTCCGTACTCTCCGATCAGCTCGGCCCGCTCTTCGTCGAGCTCTGCCTGGGTAAAGACGCCGGTGTCTGTTGCGGGGAGTACTTGGTGGAACCATCCTTGGGCGGCTCGAGCGGCCTCGAGGAGCTTCCATCCATGGTTCTTGCCTCGGGGGGTGGTAATAAATATGGCCCATCCCCCGTTCTCTCGAAGTATGGGACGCATATATGCCCATGCGTGCGGATCGGCGAGCGCCCATTCTGAAAAGACGATGCCGACCGGGGGAGATCCAACCAGGGCGTTGTAGTTGTCACTTCCGACCACCTGCCAGAACGAGCCGTTGTGCAGCTCGATCTTCATTTCGTTGTTGAGGACGCGCTTACATAGGATAGGGGGGAAAGCCTCATGGATACGGCGCCTACCGGTGTGAGGGTTAATGGCGTCCCATATCGCCTTACGCGCCTGCTCCGCCTGGGGAAGCATATGCCAGTAGTTGCCGACGCGCTGGTGAGCGGCGTAGCAGGCCCAGTGCATGGAGACGTCGTCTTTGCCGGCCCTGCGGTGCCAGACGGCATAGGCGCGCTTACCGCCCGCGGCGAGATAGTTCCAGAGCCGGTCCTGGTGAGGCTCCGTGTACCAGGAGCCGAAGACGTCGAATTCAGTGGAGTGTTGAGGCTGTTCCATGTTCCACGAAATCAGTCCTCGGATTCCTTTGAATCCAACGAGTTGGAACCGTTCAAGTGCGGGCGCCGATTTACGTGGAACATTCCCTCGGGCCGCTCCGTGGGGTTACGGAACACGACGGTCATGTTGCCGTTAACGTTGAGGGAATGGGGTTGAGTGGCATTGCCGACGATCCTCGAAAGTAGAAACGTTGCCGCCTTTAACTGCGTGATTCCAAAGGGATGTTCCTCTGGCATCTCGATATGATCATGAAGCTTTCGGAGGAGCATTCCTACCCGGATGCGCTCACGCACACGCTCAGGCGTCCAGAGTGTCTTCTTTCGGGCCACGCTCAGCTACCTACGACCGTGGCTTGGATGGTCGGAATCGTGATCTGAATCAGCACGCCGTGATTGGGGCAGCCCCCATTGTTGCAGGAAGTCTGAATGGTGCTCTCCAGCTGACATGCGTACTGGAAGGCTGCGGCACTAAACCCGGTGCCGCAGAACGTACATACCAGTGAGGATGGGCACGCGAAGACGGCTACCGAGGTGCTCACGATGCATTCACGGCCCAGTTATCGCTGCCAAAGTAGAAGCAGTACGCGGTGAGTCCGGTAGCGATGGCGAGCCCGGTCCCAGCGGCCTGGTTTTTGACACTCCCGAGGGAATTGTTGGGGTAGATGGTGAGGGTCTGACCGCTGTGGTTCGCGATCACCATCGTATCGCTGGGAAGTGCGGGCCCATTGGGATTGGAGTTTCCCGCCGCGGTGATATCTGCGCCGCCCAAGAGCTTGATGGCGCAAGCGCCGCTATTGGTCGTGACGACGATATTGTCAGTAGGAGCGAGCGTTGCGGCCGCCAGGGAAACCGTATTGCTGATCTGGCCCTGGCCGAGCTTTGTGAGGAAGCCGGCCTGCGCGGTGCGCTGAAACTCGGCCTCTCCGACGAGCCATGTTTGGATTGTCATCAGTACATACTCGACTTGCGCCGACCTTCGGCGCGCGTGCGTACTGAGCCGCTGAGTCGCTCCATGCGACCTGGGTGGCCCTCGTTTCCGCCCGTGACAACCGCCTCTCGATTCTTGGCGCGGTGTTCGGCCATATCGATACCCACTCGGCGTCCGGTGATGTTACCGCTGGTGGTGGGAGGCGCCTTCTGTCCTGGCATGCTGACGCGGCGCTCCTTAGTATGGACACGATGGCTGCCGGTGGAGCTCGCATCCTTCAGCGTACCTGCCGAGCGCGTCGAGGAAGCCCGATAGCTCTTGGTGGTCGTGCCCTCCGCGCCTTTTCCCATGCCCTTAGCGCCAGAGCTGCCCCGTTTTCCGACTTCCCCTTCGCGGTGAGGGCCGACCCCTTTACCGCCGCGAGCGTGGTCCATAGATTCGGACGGGTGGGCGTTGATGTAGCCAGGCATCCCGTTGGTAGTATTGCGGAAGCGCGCGGTTTTGGGTGGGGACTTGGCGACCAGGGAGCGGGTGGTCTGCTCGGAATCGCCCTGGGTGAATTTCGCGGCCATCATTTCCCCTGAGACGCTGAGTCCGCGGGACTCGACGGGGCCGGTGTTTTCAGTGGTGGCTTAATCGCCCGCATCGTCTCGCGATCTGCCTCACCCAGGTGACCATAGAGGTGGTGGACGAGCGCTTCGAGATGCGCAACTTGGTCCTCCAGGGTGCCTTGGGCGTATTCCAGAGCGGGCTCTTCCACGATCACCTCCCGATTGCAAGCTGGACTGTATCACTCCTCATCAGGGGGATCATAGCGCTTTGGGAGGGGATGGCCTGCGAAATGAGGTTTATGGGCGTCTCCTTGGGGCTCCGGAATGGGCGGAGTCTCTCGTGGGCATTGAGCCTCTACCCACCGGTGCCAGGATTCTGAAATGGATTCGGAGCGAGGGGAGTCTCGGCGAGATCTTTTTGGGAAAGTCGAAAGAGGAATTCTGACTTTCACGGGTCGTTCATAGCCGTACGCGCAACTAGGATATCCGGCGGCGGCACCGCCTCCTCCTTAGCCGCGATAAATATCAACTCGACCATCTCGGCGGACCGCGCAATGTCCTCCGTTAGAACGGACTGATCCTTCCACGGCTGCTGCCCGGCCTTACGCCGCTCGTTCGCGCGGTAGCTGACCAGCATCATGATCCAGTCGGCAACGCGGTTGGCCAGCTTCTCGGGGATGGGCGACTCCGGATCCTGGCACCTGACTCGCATCATGTGCCGGATCTGGTCGCGCTGCCCCCTGAGTGGCTCGGGCAGCGCGTTAATTGTCTTGACGTTGGTCATTGATGGACCAGGACCGACTCCGCGCCGATGTAGCGCAGTGCATTCTTAACCGCCGCCCGCTCGCAGGAATAGGTCGAGTGGAAGCGTGATCCGTCACGAGAGTCCGGCTTCGGGCATACCTCGCGAGCTGCCGCCGACAGTCGTCGCATGAGATCGTGCTGCCCCGCGTCCGTTGTCAGATCAATATCCGCGATCGACACCGTCACCTGGTGGTATGTCGCCGCATTGGCCATCGACATGAATGCAATCATCATCATCAAAAAAACGGATATCAACTTCATAGTCTTCATAAATTCCGCTCCAATTGTGATTGTAACTACTTCGCTCCCAAATCTCTCATGACATCCGCGGTGGTGCGCCACACCCACCAGGGCGCGCCTAGGTTTCGGCACCAGGACAAAAATCTCGCCTGTCTTGGCGTGTACTCGGCCGCCGCCCCCTCCCTCGCCGGATTCTTGATCTCCACAGGCATCCACCTACCTCGGACAAACACCCAGCCATCCAGAGGCGGCCCTTCGCGCCAGTGGGCGCCCAGCTTTTCAGCTGTTGTCAGTAGGGCCGCCTCATTGGCGTCGCGGTGGTTGTCGCAGTGCCTCATAGAGGATTCCGATGTTGATTCGCATTCGCACACGTCGAGAAGCGACTTTTGTGTCTCCCGAGATCCAACTGCTCAGCTCGATCCGTGGGCTGCGTAGTCGCTGCATCGACCGGCATGCGCTTCCCTGACTTCGTGCGGAACCAGACGATCCAGGCGTGGCACGACGAGCACTTAACCTCGAAGGGGTGGAATTTGTACGTTGGCTGTAGGGCGCTCATTCATGCGTCTCGCGAAACGGCGTTATCTTGATTTTGGGAAGGCTTTTTCGCCTAACACCAGGCCTTAGGGTCATTCGTCGCTCCCCCATGTAATCGGACACGTCCCTCAATCCAACCGCAAAGGCCCTTAAAGACATAGCGCATCCCGTCTCGCCCAATTCCTCTTCTACGCGCTCCGCGCATCGTGACAGCCTCCTAGCGGCCCTTTCGATGCTTTGGATGAGTCGAGCTCGACTGTACTTGGCGCGCGGCTTCAGATGCTTCGACTGCTTCACGCCTGCACCAACCCATTTCGAATCGCCCACCTAACCAACATAACCCTGTTGTCGACGCCGGCGATGTGATGGAGCTCCTTGCGCGTGCCGTCGACGGTGCGCGGGGAGATCCCGAGTTGGTCTCCGATCTCGGCGGAGGTGTAGCCATCGCAGAGCATCAGGAGGACCTGCCACTGGCGAGTGGCGAGCTTGACCGAGGTCGCGGCCTTGAATGTTTCCGTGAAGGCGTCTCGGGAGAGCGTGTCTATTGGGTCTTTCATGTCGAGTAGGTTATCGCATTATATCTACTCGCGCAAGTCCTGCATCGGATCGATTACGGAGCCCTCAGAGCGGCGATCTACCACTACCCGCTACCTAGTCATCGTTTGACGCCGATATCGGCACTACGAGCCATTCCCAGTCGAGTTCGGGCCAGTGGGGGTTGAGGGTGAAGGTTAACAGGAACGGATCGGTCATTTGAGCGACTCATGAAGACCGGCAAGCCCCTCGAGCACGCGGACAGCATCGCGCTCTCGGATGAGTCGTATGAAGATCTCGATGCAGTCCAGTACCGTCGACCATTCCTGAACCGATCGAGCTCGAGGCGCCGGTCGCGTGGGTGGAGTGTCACAGGGATAGACAGGCCCACCACCGGCTCTCGCGGTTTGATTTTTCGCGGTACTCACGAGTTAGACGCTCCTGACTTCGGAAACATGGGCACGAACCAGCGCGTGAGCTCGACCGGCGTCGGGTCGCGTAGCCAGTACGGCGGATCGCACTTGCAGCCAAGTTGGTGTTGGCATCCGGGTTGGATGCGGCGCGGGATGGTGTAGGCGTCGAGGGGGCGGTCGGTCACGACGAATGCCTCCTGAGATTCGGATTCCCATGAGGCAGGGAGCGCATCGCATCAGCCTTTCCCTGCTCGCTGGCCCGGTACGCCGTGATGTCCACCTCGGCCCTACGCATGCACTCGACCCAATTCGCGTCCTGCGCCTGGCGCGTCGGCGGAATGAGCTCTCCCGTCGCCTCGTCGAGCGTGAACGACTCGCGCATGTCCTGGCACCATGCGTTCTTGTAGCTGATGGCGATGCGGGTGCACTCGGCGTGCTGCTCAGTCCAGGGAGGTCCCCATGGCCTGTGACCGCCGCAGGAGACCTGGGTGACGTGCTTGAGCAGGCGGACGTTGCTAGACACGTCCCAGCCGTCACCGGTGAATGCCGGTGGCTTTCTGGAGATCATGGTTTGTCGCCCCCCAACTTGCGCATCACGCTACCGATGCTCGTGGGTCCACTCTGGCGTGTCACCTGCGGGACCGCGTCGCGCGTATCGCTCGACTCACGCATCACCTCGAAGTTGTCATGGAAGCGCTTCTCGAGGAAGTGCGTCTTATCAACTTCTGACATGGCGATTGCGCTGATGCCGCCGATTGATTGCAGGGCCCGCTCGACCTCGGGCGAGAACCGCTTCGTGCGCACCCGATTCGGCGAGTACTCGTAGCGGGCGAAGTGGAGGACTTCGGCCCAGGCTTCCGCGGCGGTCTGCCGGCCGGCCTTTCTCAGGTTCTCGAAGTCGGCGGGGTTGGGCATGAACTGACAGGTAGTCACTAGGTGAGCGGCCGCAGCCTGGAATTCCTCCAGCGTCCATGACTGCATTGCCGCCCAATACAGCTTGAGGGCTGGCTGGGATAGAGATTTCCCCTTTAGCTCCGCAAACGCTACCACGATGTCGCAGAACCCATCGAAATCACTTGGTGTCATGTTGGTCTCCAAAAAGTTGGCGCTTAAGTTCGGCGCACGTATCGAGGTTTCCATTGAGCCGAATCTCGGCCTTGGTGGGGGGTGGCGTCCAGGGCTGCTCCCACATGCCATTGCCGAAGAACTTGGATGGTAGGTCGACAAACTGGGGACCGGACCTTCCGCCGGCGGCGACGAACGCCTGGAAGCGACGGGCGGCTGCCAGGAGATCCTCCCAGGTAGCGCCCTCGTCGATTCGCTGCAGGCAGGCGCGCTCGGCTAGTAGCCAGTCGGCCTGGTTTCCGGAGAAGGCGGGGTAGAGAGACCTCAGGTAGGCGAAGGTCTCGGTATCGCTAGTAGTACTTTCGTCGCCGCTGGTTTGCGCGCGCTTATTCCGGAGGGTTTTAGATTTATTCTTACTCTGAGATTCAGTCTGAGTATGAGGATGCCTCTGCATCTGAGAGGTGGACTCTGTTGGACACTGTGGACACTCTGTGGACATATTGGACAATCCAGAATACTCAACAGTAGATTTTCTGGACCTCGAGACCGTGTCCCTGATGTCATCGATTTGTGACTTTTCGGCCCTCTGCTGCGCCCTCTTATTTCGCTTCCATTGCTTGAAATATTCTCGCCTCTCATCCTCATCGCGCATGTTTCTATAATCTTCGTAATTGACGATATACCATCCCCATTTGCGGTGATCATCGAGGTACTGAATGCGCCTGCCATCCTCATTTTGAGATCTGCTATTGGGGTCGGGGAGTATCAGGTAATCGAGCCCCCTTCTAATGATGTCGAGGGGTATGCTGGTATGAGCCGATATCGACTCGGCCGTCATATCTACGATGCCCTCGCGATCCGCCAGGACCAGCATCACCATGAAGGTAATGATCCCGTCAGGATTGCCGTACATCGACCCTTTGAACATGGACGCGAACACTTTTGCGTACACCTATGCATAATCCCAGTGGAAAGTTGTGGACTGTCCAATTATTGTGTGGACACACTACTCCTTGAGGTTGGGCGTTGCAAGGCTCGCTAATGCTCGACGAGGATTCGACGAGCACTCGTAGAGGCCTCGCGAGTGTTTCGATGTAACGGTGGGTAACGCTGAGGCGCGTTACAGGGCGTTACCTGCCTAGGCAGCTAGCGCGGCCGCACTCTGAGATAGGGCGCGAGACAGGGGGCTATCTCGTGTTGGTTTAAGGCCTCTAAACAGGCCTAAGCCCCCGCCCCTCACGCGCCCACTTCCACCACTGATCCAGCCAGCTAGAGCGCACCCGCCCATTGTTCTCCGACATCCACAGCACGCGCTGAGACTGGACATTGAGTACGCGTCGAACCAGGCCCCCGACCTGTATCCGATCGTGGCGCTGAGGGTTTCTGCGCGGGTCGCGCGGGAGCTGATAGACGGCGGGAGTTGATCGGCGCGGCGCATAAGATTGCCGACCGTCCAACATCAATACGAGCGCATGTTTGTTTGCCATTGGATGAGGCCCAATTCATCCCCCCGCGAGGGCTAGGACCGCGACGCAGCGACAGGGAGCGCCGCCGGGATTCAGTTGTCAGTCGTCGACGCAGCGGAAGGGCGGCACGCGAGATCCAGGCGCGGCGATCGTCGGGGCGACATTGCTCTGTGCCTCCTTGCACTCTTGGAGTGCCTCCTCAGCCAGCATTCCGACCGGGACGCCAATGTGATCGGAGATCCTCTGGAGAGTCTCCAGCTTCGGCAAATACCTCCCCTTGAGATAGCTCAGCATCTGATTCGGCTGCATTTCGAGCTTGTGGCACAGCTTGGAGATGCTCACCTTATTCCGGTCCATATAGTCGCGCACGCTTTTCATGCCGGCCATGATGGCATAGCGATTATATATTGCATATATATTGACGCGATCACTGCCACACAATAACATACGCACATCGAGTCGCCCAAACGCAGGAGAGCGAAAATGTTCAAACTAGTCAATCCCGCCACCGGAAACGTCATCAGCTCATTTTCCACTCACGGCGATGCCGTTAAATATGGCCGCCAGATGTCGGTAGATATGGCTTGCAATCTCGAGATCCATTCCGAGGAAGGGATCGAGCTGTTAGATGTCATTCAGATCATGTGTGACTGAGTCCATCGCCGTAGCGCCTGCCCGCGCGGGCGCCATTGGATGCATTCAGCATCTGGAGTCAACATAACATGAAGTCACCATTGATAGGTAAATTTGTGATCGTGAGATGTCATAACGCGGGCGTGCACGCGGGAGTATTGGTCGATAACGATGGCCGAGAGGCGATCATCAAGGATTCTCGCCGTTTATGGTACTGGAAGCCGGCAAATGGCAAGAAATTCCTGGACGGCGTTTCCGTTGCAGGCCTGGACGAATCGTCCAAGGTGTCATGTGTTGTGGCATGTCGTCACCTAACAGAGACCTGCGAGTTTATTTTGTGCACTGACGAGGCGGCCGAGTCGATTCGGTCGGCGCGCGAAGATGTCAATCGATAGCCGGTCCGGGGACGGGTACGGGGACGGGTCCGGGGCCGGGTACGGGGACGGGTCCGGGGAGGGG